AAGCAAGCACCAGTTATGAAATGAACATGCTGTTACATACGGTGCGCTCGGCTGGCACGACATCCCATACGACTTCTCAGTTATTCGCGGGCACGGCCACGGTCACCGCGATTCAATACACCGCGTTTGTGAACACGGCGGATTCTGACGCGAATATCGCGTGCAATCGAACATCGGCGGAAGTCGCCACGGCCACGGTGGTGAAGGCGGCGTCAACGGCAGCCGCGGAAGCAATCGACATTTATATACGAGGCATCGTGGAAATCAATGCGGCGGGCACGTTTATTCCTCAATTCATTTATAGCTCAGCACCAGGCGGTGCGCCCACGATTGAGCGAGGAAGCTATATCAAGCTGACGAAGCTTGGCGCGAGCTTTGCCAGTAGAGGGACCTGGACGTAAATGGCAACCGTTTCAAATTGGTTTGACCGGCATCGGTATTCACAGAACTGGTTCCACCCGCAAGTCACGGGCGTGGCCTGGTTCGATGAGGAGTTAGTCCAGGCCGGTGGCGTGGCGGCACAGTTTTCCGCGGTGCTGGCGGCGACCGGAAGCGTAGCCGCCGCCTTGACGACGAATATCACGATGGCCAGTTCCTTGAACGGGACGGCGACGGTCGCGGCACCGCTGACCACGGCGATTCAAATGCTGGCCGCGTTGAACGCGAACGCAACGCTAGCCGCCGCAATCACGACTGATATCAGAATGGCGTCCGCGCTGAACGGAACCGGAGCGGTGGCCGCCGCCTTGACGACTCAAATCACGATGGCGTCGCTACTCGCGGGCACCGGTGCAATATCGGGCACGCTATCCTTCCCTATCGAATTTGCCGCGGTACTGAATGCTACCGGCACGCTCGCCGCGGCGATGACCACGCAGATCACAATGGCGTCGGTGCTGGCCGGAACGGGGACGCTGTCCGCCGCGCTGACGACTCAGATTCTTATGGCCGCCGCCCTGGCCGCGACGGGGGCGTTGAACGCGCCCTTGACCACGGCGATTCAGATGACCGCCGCACTGAGCGGGACCGCGGCCTTGCTGGCCGATCTCTCCACGCAGATCCGATTGGCCTCTGTACTGGCCGGTACCGGAGTCATAGCGGGAAGTTTACAAACGGACATCACAATGGCCGCTGCGCTTCAGGGGCTTGCGTCGGTGGCCGCCGCCTTAACAACGAATATCACAATGGCGTCGCTGTTAGAAGCCTCCGGCACGGTGGCTGCCGACCTGGTAGTCACAGCGAACGGTAACATTCAAGCGGCCTTACTGGGCACGGCGTCGGTGGCCGCCGCTTTGACGACTCAGATTACAATGGCGTCCGCCTTGGTCGCGTCCGGTGCGCTGGCCGGAGCGCTGACGACGAATATCACAATGGCCTCGGCGCTGGCCGGTTCGGCCACGTTGTCGGCGGCTTTGCTGACGGAGATTCGGATGGTCTCGGCGCTGGCTGGATCGGGCACCGTACAGGCGGCGCTTACAACCGACATTCAAATGGCCTCGGCGCTGGCCGCGGTGGCGTCCCTGGCGTCCGCACTCTCGACGCAAATTCACCTGGCGTCGCTGTTACAGGCCACGGGCGATCTATCGGGCACGCTGGTTGTGGAGTCCGTTCTGGCCGCAAACCTGGCGGGCGTGGGCACGCTGGCCGCGGCATTGACGACGCAAATCCAGATGGCCAGCGGCCTGAATGGCACGGCGAATCTCAGCGCGGCCTTGACGACGCAAATCCAAATGGCGTCCCTTCTGGCGGCTTCGGTCGTACTATCGGGACGCCTTGAGATCATTATTCTGGACGCGGTTCGGCTGCTGTTTCTGTACGGGCAAACGCCAGGCGGTATCGTGCTCGCGCGTGCCTGCGAAATCGCCTACGCGGGATATGTCTGTGAAATGGAGGGGGCGATATCTGAGCAACCCGCGCAACTGGAACCGCACGCGGGCGGTAGGCCCACGGGCCTGGCGATGAAAGGGCTATCCTAATGGCTGAGAATCGTGAGCTCGCACTGGTCCTGAAGCTGGTCGCGGATCAATTCCAGAGCGAATTGAAAAAGTCGGGCGGGGCGCTTCAGGATTTCAACAGCTTCATCAAGGACTGGAAGACGCAAGTGGTGGCCGCCGCGGGCGCGCTGTTCGCCATTGCGAAAACCACCGCGAACTATGGCGAAGAATTATTGAAGAACAGTCAGAAGCTCGGCATCAACATTCAGGCGCTCGCGGGCCTACAGCATGCCGCGAATATCGCCGACCTGTCTACGGAGCAATTGACGCAAGGCATCAAATTCCTGTCGATCAATATGGTGGAAGCCAAGCGCCAGACGGGCGATGGCGAGGCGCTGTTCAGGCGGCTAGGGATCTCGGCGACGGACGCCGCGGGGAATCTACTCCCCGTCCAGGACGTGCTGCTGGAAGTGGCGGACGCCTTCGCTAATTCCAACGATGGCGCGGGTAAGGCGGAAGCCGCCGTGAAGCTGTTCGGTAAGGCGGGCTTGGATTTGATTCCCTTCCTGAATCAAGGCAAGGCGGGCATCCAGGAATTAATGAAGGAAGCGGAAAAGCTTGGCCTGGTTAGGTCGGAAAAGGATGCTCAGGCGGCCAATACCTTCAACGACGAACTGAAGAAAATGGTCGCGCAACTGAAGGGCATCACCTTTGCCATTGGCAAGGAATTGATTCCCGTCCTGTCGGAATTTATGAAGCTCCTAAGAACGATGGGGGTCGGACCCGCCTTCTCCTTCGGGATGGAAATGATTCACGACCGCCTGGTCGGCCTCAATGTGCTGTTCAAGGAACTGGCCGCGAACGCGATGTTTCTCAAGGGCTTGAATCCCTTCAGCGATGAAAAGGGCATGTCGCTGGATGAACTGAAAAAGAGAATCGACGATATCGAAGCCGAAGGCAAGCGGAAGCAATTTGAATTCAAGCACCCTGGCGTCTTGTCTCCACCGGAAGGCGGCGCGCCTGGCGGGAAGCCAGGAACGGAAAAGAAGAAGAAGGACATTGCCGAATCGGTCGACCAGGAAAAGCTGGCGAAGAAGCTGCAAGACATTTGGGCCTCGCAGAATCGCGCACTGGAAATTCGCAACAAGCTGATGAGGGAACAGGCCGAAGGGCTCACCGAAGAACAGTTAGGATTTGATCGGCGCGAACAGTTCAGGCAGGAAGACGAGGCGGCGGAGGAAGCCAAGGGGCGGCGCATTGTGGACGCGACTCAATTGCAAGTACGCCTTCGCGAAGAAGCCTCGCGTCGGGAGAAGGAAGCGCTGGCTGAGAATGCTCAGGCGTGGCTGGATTATCAGGCGTCAACCAGCACGACGACCGAGGCGCGCTACGCAAAAGAAATTCAATTACTTGAGGCGAATATCGCGCTGGAACTGAATATCGAAGTCGAGCAAGCCGCCGCCCTCCTGGACGCCTGGACGAAGCACGAAGATCAGAAAGCTGAAATGATTTTGAACAGCGTCGTAAAAACAGAACGCGAGAAGGAATCGGTGCAATTGCGTTCGATGAAGCGAGTCGTGGAAGCCAATCGACGTGCCAGCGGGGACGTGGTCGAAGGCTGGAAGCGCGGCATGGAAGAATATGTCGAGCAGACGGGTAACGGATTTAACCTCGCGACGGATATGGCACGGCGCACGGCGCAAATGATGGAGGCGGGCTTCCGCACCTTCTTCTTCGACATCATGGACAACAGAATCCAAAGCTTCAAAGACGTGCTGCGAAGTATGCTTGATTTCGCCAAGCAAATCGTGGCGCAGATTATCGCGCAGCTTGCCACGGCGGCTATTCTAAAAGCCTTCCTCGGACCCACGGTGCCCACCGCGCCGACGGGTCTGACGATTTCTTCGCCCGCGCCAGCCACTTCTGTACAGGTGGCGGGTGGCGGTGCCTTGGCGCGTCGCTTTGCGAATGGCGGACCGGTGATGGGATTCGGCACCAGCGATACGGTGCCCGCGCTGTTGACGCCTGGCGAATTCGTGCTCTCGCGTGCGGACGTGGGAGATATCAAGCGCGGCTTTGCCAGCGGCAACCGGAGTCCGATCAATATCGGCATCACCGTCAATGCTGGCGAAGGCGGAATGAAGCAAGGCGGCAAAGGCGGTAAGGCGAATAACTTTGAGAAGCTGGCGCAGGATTTGACACGATTAGTGGAAGCGAAATTAATTGACGAACAGCGCCCTGGTGGCTTGCTGGCAGGAGGTGCGTAGATGGCTGACTTTGAATTTCATGCGTCCTTCTCACCTGCCAGCACCAGGCGGCCTCGCGTCTTAACGACCCGCTTCGGCGACGGGTACGAGCAACGCGCGGCTGATGGGATTCATGCAGATTTGCAAACCTGGGCGCTTCCCTTCGATGCGGTGCCAACGGAGGAAGCGGAAGCCATTGAAGCCTTCCTCGTCTCGAAGGGCGGCGTCATTCCCTTTACCTGGGTACCTCCGCGTGGGGCATTAGATCTAACTGGTTCGACCTGGGTCTTACGGGCGAATCCAGAAGATATCGAATTGTCTGCGGTTACCTACGCCAACGGAATCTTTGTTGCGGTAGCAACAGCCACACATACATTCGGGACTGGAAATTCAGCAATCTGGTCGGGTGACGGTAAGATCTGGTATGCGGGAACCGGTACAACGACTCTCGCGTGGAATGCGGTGACATTCGGCGCTGGACAATTCGTCGCGGTATCAAGTAACGGTACAGGCAACCGCGTGATGACTTCTGTTGATGGGAAAGCGTGGGTGTCAAGGACTAGCTCAATTGACAATAATTGGATTGGGGTTACCTGGGGTGCGGGCACATTCGTGGCGGTCGCGAATAGCGGCACGCTGACGCGCGTCATGACTTCTGTCGATGGTATTGCGTGGCAGACGAGGACGACGCCTGCAGGAGATTTTAACTGGAATGCGGTGACGTATGGCGCGGGGCTCTTCGTCGCGGTGGCGGAAACGGGCGTTACGCAGCGAGTGATGACATCTCCCGATGGAGCGGCCTGGACGCTTCGCAATGCGGCTGCGGATAACTCGTGGCGTGCGGTGCATTGGAATGGTGCTCTTTTTGTGGCTGTCGCGCGTACTGGCACCGGCAATCGTGTGATGACGTCCACGAACGGCACAAGCTGGACAATCCGGACATCGGCTTCCGACTCCGATTGGCGCGGTTTATGCTGGAATGGTACGTACTGGATAGCCATCGCCGATGTCGATCAAAATAGCTTGTCCCGCGTGATGACTTCCCTCGACGGAATATCATGGACATCGAGAACGATTACAGACGGCGCGGCGTGGAAGGGTCTTGTTTCAAATGGCACAGGTATGACGGTCGCTGTTGGCCGCTGTGGCTGGGAACCAAACGCCATGTATTCTTCTGACGGCATCACCTTCAAGAAAGCAGAAGGAAGCGTGCCGACCCAGGATTGGTTGGCGGTGTGCTGGGGACAGGATCTATTCGTGGCTGTCTGTAACACGGGCAGCTTCCCCGGACAATTCGCCATGACCTCACCGAACGGACTCACGTGGACGATTCGCACCACGCCCGCCGATGAAGATTGGGACGCGGTGTGCTGGGGCGCGCCTTCAGGCACGGGAATCTTCGTGGCGGTCGCGGTATCGGGAACAGGGAACCGCGCGATGAGTTCTCCCGACGGTGCGGCGTGGACGATTCGCACCAGCGCGGCGGACAATAACTGGACAAGCGTCGCCTGGAACGGCACGATCTTCTGTGCGGTCGCCAATACGGGAGCAAACAATCGCGCCATGAGTTCCACGAACGGGACAAGCTGGACGATTCGGACTGGAATGGAAGATAACTCCTGGAACGGCATTGCTGCGAAGGGCAATCTGTTTGCCGCGGTCGCGTCAACGGGGACCAATCGCGTCATGACGTCCACGGATGCGGTGACTTGGACGCCTCGTAGCGTGCCCGCGTCAGCCTGGATGGCGATTGCCAGCAACGGTGTGATTTTCTGTGCGGTGAATACCAACGCCGCGGGCGCTCGCGTGATGACTTCCTCGGACGGCATTACCTGGACCGCACAGACGACGCCTACTGATTTGGACGCGGCCTGGAAGTCAATTTGCTGGGACGGGTCGAAGTTCGTGGCCTTCGCCGATTCCGGTCCATCGGAAGGTGCGAACAAGCGCGTGATGACGTCAACGGATGGGATTACCTGGACGGCACGCAACTCATCCCATCATGCCACCTGGCGAGGGGTGGCTTCTGATGGCCGAGGGAAAATAGTAGCCACGGCGCGCACCGCGATTGATAACATCTCCACCACCGATAGCGCAGAAATCAAAGTCATTTGCCGAGAATGGACGCGCACGATGGAATCGCCGAATACCGATTCACTGCGGATAACATTTGAAGAAGTGGCGGAACCATGAGCATTCAAATCGACATCCAAGCGCTCTCGATGGACGCCCTGGTGGAATTATTCGTCCTGGACGCGACCAGCCTGGGCGGGATTATCTCGCGCTTCCATGCGGGCACGAATCAATTGCTCGGTCCGGTCGTCTGGCAGGGCAATACCTATGAAGCCATGCCGATAGAAGCATCGGGCTTTGAATGGAACGGCAAAGGGAAGCTCCCGCGGCCTTCGCTTCGCATGCAAAACGTAGACGGTCTGATCGGCGCGCTGATGGATACCTACGACGATATGATTGGTGCGGTCGTTACTCGCAAGCGCACGTTCGCCAAGTATCTCGACGCGGTCAATTTCCCTGGCGGCGCGAATCCGACGGCGGACCCCGCGGCCTTCTTCCAGGACGACGTGTACTCAGTCAATCGAAAGATCGCCCACACGAAACAGTCTGTCGAATTGGAATTGTCGTCATCGTTTGATGTGCATGGCGTCATGATCCCGCGGCGGCAATTAATTCAGCACGCGTGCACCTGGGAGTATCGAAGCGCGGAATGCAGCTATGCGGGACCGCCCGTGGCGAAAGTGGACGATACCTACACGAACGTCAGCACGGAAGACCGGTGCGGGAAGCGCATTGCAAGCTGTGAACTGCGCTTCGGCGGGGCGGCGGTGCTGCCCTTCGGCGGGTTCCCTGGCGTGGGGATTATTCAGCGATGACAGACGAACTACTTATAGAAATCCGCGCGCACGCCGCGGCCTGTGCGCCGCTGGAATCCTGCGGCCTCTTGGTGATTATCAAAGGGCGGGAGAAGTATTTCCCTTGCCGCAATCTCGCAACGGGAGCCGATCATTTTCAGATTCATCCGGAAGATTACGCGGAAGCGGAAGAGGCGGGCGATATCGTGAAGGTGGTGCACAGTCACGTGAATATCGCGCCGATCCCCTCGCAAGCTGATCTGGTCGGATGTGAAGCATCGGGCATGCCCTGGCTGATCGTTAATCATCCGGTCGGCCATGTGCATGAATTCGCGCCCTCGAATTATCAAGCGCCGCTGATCGGACGGGTCTTTAGCCACGGCGTGCTTGATTGCTATACATTGATCCGCGATTACTACCGAGAGGAACTGTCGATCGAGATCCCGAACTTCGAACGGGCGGATAACTGGTGGCTGACGAATCAGGATCTTTACCGCAGTAATTTTGTCAAGGCGGGCTTTGTACAGATCGAAGAAGCAGACCTCCGTCAGCACGACGTGGTGCTGATGCAACTCTCCGCGAATAAGACGAATCATGGCGGCGTGTATTTGGGCGGCGGTATCATTCTCCACCACCCGATGAATCGCTTGAGCGGTCGCGATCAGTACGGTGGCTTTTGGAAGAAAATCACCACGCACTATTTGAGGCACCAACAATGTCTATGACCACGGTCTATCTCTACGGGGCGCTGGGTCGGAAGTTCGGTCACCGCTGGAAGCTTGACGTCAATAGTCCGGGAGAAGCGGTGCGGGCCTTGATTGCCAACAGGCCAGACTTCAAGACCTATTTGATCCAGCATAGCGAACCGGGCTACCAGGTCTGTATAGGGAACGATCCCATTCCCACCGCCGAGGGGCTAGGCTATCCAGTCGGGCGACAAGCCATTAAAATTATTCCCGTGATAAGGGGCGCCGGAAAGAGTCCGTGGATCGCCATTCTTATCGGCGCGGTGATTATTGCCGCAGCCGTACTGGCCGGACCAGCGGGCTTTATGGCCGTGCCGCTTCTTTCTGGAAGCTCTGCGTTGCTGTTGGGTTCTATCGGGGCGTCGCTAGTGATCTCGGGAATTTCCACACTACTGGCGGGCACGCCGAAATCTGTCGCGCCGACAGAAGCGCCGCAGAATAAACCGTCGGAACTCTTTAGCGGGCCCGTCAACACGACGCAGCAAGGCCATCCGGTCCCGATAGGCTACGGAAGGCTTCGAGTCGGTTCGGCGGTGATTAGCGCGGGCATTGTGACCGAGGAAGCAGGTCCACAATGAGCGAGCATTTCATCAGCGGTGCGGGCGGCGGCGGGAAGGCGGGTGGCAATGCTGCTCGCGTGCCGGTCGAATCGCCCGATTCCTTGCGGTCGATTTCCTACGCGCGGGTGCTGGATTTGATTTGCGAGGGAGAAGTCGAAGGCTTGGTCAATGGCTTGCGGTCGGTCTTTCTGGACGGTACACCGATTGAAAACGAGGACGGCACGCAGAATTTTACCGGCGTCACGCTGGATAGCGTCAACGGCACTCAGGCGCAAGCACAAATCCCTGGCTTCGGGACCGTGGAAGCAGAAACCGCAGTCAGCCTGGAAGTCACCGCTGCCACGCCAATTATTCGCACGGTGACAAATGCCAGCGTGGACGCGGTGCGCGTGCGGCTGTCGATTCCGCAACTGTCTCAACAGAACACCAAGAACGGAGATTTGACAGGGACCACGGTGCGCATTGCCATTGATATTCAATCGAACGGCGGCGGCTTCGTGGCGCAAAATATCGGCTATGCCTGGCTGGCCGTCCCGACGCCCGCCGCCGTTGTGGGAATTGGCGTCAGTATCAATGTGTTCTGGACCGCGCCTCTGGTGACGGTCGGAAGAACGACCAAGTTTGGATTTGTCAAATACGATGTGCAATATCGGCAAGTGGGGGCGGGCGGCTGGACGACGCTGAAATCGGATTACTTGACGACAGCGGATATCTGGACGGGCGTAACTCGCAGTGTTCGTTCGCAAGTCCCGCAAATCTCGCGCAACCAAACGCGCACCTTTACCAAGACGGGGCTCCCTGAAGTGCTGTATGAAGCGCAAGTGGTTGTGACAGGCGGGAACGGCACCGCCGTACTGAGCGGCTTTCAGGTTCTTACACCTACGCCCTACGATGATATCGTCGGCAAAACCACGGCGGGCTATCAGCGCTCATACCGCCGCCAATTGACAGGATCCCCGCCCTGGGACATTCGTATGCGACGCATCACGCCGGATTCAGGCAGCGTGGCGCTGAACAATAAAACCTTCTTTGATTCGATGGCGGAACTGACGGACGAGAAATTGAATTACCCGAACAGCGCCCTGGTCGGCTTGCGGATTGACGCCGCTCAGTTCAACGCGATTCCCACGCGCGGCTATGAAATGAAATTACTACGGGTGCAAATCCCCGACAACTACGATCCCGTATCGAGAATCTATACAGGGAACTGGGGCGGGTCGTTCGTCACTGCTTGGACGGACAATCCAGCCTGGTGCTTCTATGATTTGCTGACCAATCCGCGCTACGGCCTCGGGAAATTTCTGCCCGCCGCCAGCGTCGACAAATGGGGCTTGTACACGATTGGGCAATACTGTGACGGCATGGTGCCGGACGGATACAACCACGAAGAACCGCGCTTCAGGTGCAACGTCTTTATTCAGACGCAGGCCGAAGCCTTTCAGGTAATCAGTAATATGGCGTCGATCTTCCGTGGGATGGCCTACTGGGCGGGCGGGCAAATCGTCGGCGTGCAAGACGCGCCGTCCGACCCTGTCTTTCTTTTTACCGAAGCCAACGTGAAGGACGGCCTGTTTTCCTATGCAGGCTCGGCGCGCAATGCCCGCCATACCGTGGCGTATGTGTCCTGGAACGATCCCGAAGACGGATACAAGCTCAAGCCTGAATATGTAGAAGACCTGGACGGGGTGGCGCGGTATGGCGTGATTTCTATTTCCCTCACGGCCTTCGGCTGTGCCTCGCGCGGGCAAGCGAACCGCATCGGGAAATGGTTG